CGGTGATGCCAAGGTTTGGGGCAATGCCAAGGTTTGCGGTGATGCCGAGGTTTGGGGCAATGCCGAGGTTTGCGGCAATGCCAAGGTTTGGGGCAATGCCAAGGTTTGGGGCAATGCCGAGGTTTGCGGTGATGCCAAGGTTTGGGGCAATGCCAAGGTTTGCGGTGATGCCAAGGTTTGGGGCAATGCCAAGGTTTGCGGTGATGCCAAGGTTTTTTCTGCAAGTCATGTGTTAGTGATCGGTGCTATTGGTAGCCGGGACGATTTCACAACATTCTTTAGAGATAAAGACAATGAAATTACTGTCAAGTGTGGTTGCTTCCTTGGTAAGATTGATAAATTTCTTGAAAAGGTCACACAGACACATGGTGATTCTAAGTATGCATTAGTTTACAGGGCAGCAGTTGAGGTTGCAAGATTACAGATTGACCTTTCAGGTGAAGTACCAAAGGACGCTGATGAATAATGAATGATCTTCAATTCATGCCCCATCAGGAAGAAGTGCTGAACCTGACTGATGATAAAAACAGGTGTGCTTATTACTTAGATATGGGACTTGGTAAAACTTTTGTAGGGGCTGAAAAAATGTACTTGCTGAACAATATGGTAAACCTGATCGTATGCCAAAAGTCAAAGGTCGATGATTGGGTTGATCACATGAAAAATTATTACCCGGAATACAGGGTTATGGACTTGACCAAGAAAAGTGAAGGTGTGAACTTCCGAACACTGGTTGAAACTAAAGACCTGTATGATCAAAATATTCAGATTGTTGGTGTAATCAATTATGATTTGATATTCAGACGCAAGTATATAGCCCATATAACCGATTTTACATTGTTACTTGATGAATCAAGCCTTATCTGCAATGAAAACGCTAAACGGTCAAAATTCATATTGAAGTTACAACCGGAAAGCGTGATCTTGCTGTCAGGTACACCAACAGCGGGAAAGTATGAACGGTTGTGGTCACAGCTTAAGTTATTAGGTTGGGACATTAACAAGAAAGCCTTTTATGCTTCCTATGTTCAGACGGAATGGATTGAAAACGGTGATGGGTACAAGAAAGAAGTAATTACAGGATATAAGCACGTTGAGCATTTGAAGAAAAGACTTACACAGTTTGGTGCAGTATTCATGAAAACGGAAGAAGTGATTGAACTGCCTGAACAGACTGAACAGAAAATTTTCTTGAAGATCACAAATGAATATAAGTTTTTCATAAAACACAATTACTTGGAACTTGATACAAGGAACTTAGTCAGATTAAAGATGATTCAGATTTTGAAGGTAAAGATGTGACACCAATGGTTGAGTTGATTGGTGATAATAGTCTGACCAAAACATTATATTGCAGACAGCTGTGCGGTCAATGGCATAAGGAAAAACTGGAAGCATTCAGGGACTTACTAGAATCAACAGAAGATCGGTTGATTGTGTTTTACAACTTCAATGAAGAACTGACAAGACTTAGAAAAATATGTGAATCACTTAACAGGGAAGTCAGTTTTGTAAATGGTTCAGGACGTTCAATGTATGCCTATGAATGTGTAAATAACAGTGTCACATTCGTTCAGTACCAAGCCGGGGCAATGGGTGGTAATTATCAGAAAGCAAATAAGATTGTGTACTTTACATTGCCACTTGGAAAAGGGTCTTGTGATCTTTGGGAACAATCAAAGAAACGTATACACAGAATCGGTCAGAACAGACCATGTTTCTACTATTACCTACTGGTAAAGGGAAGTTTTGAAGAAAGGAATCTTGCAGCATTGCAGGAAGGAAAGGAACTAACTGATGAATTGTTCACATAATTGTGTGATGTGCCGGGTATGGAAGTACATCAAAAAGCATTTTAAGAATTTTGTTATTAAGACAATCGTTTTTTTTAACCTGTTCAGTTTCATGTACTGGGTTTTATGGCTTGATTACATCATATCATGGCAACCATACGCAATTATGGCATTCAACCTTTTGATGCTGTTCCTGATCGGATATGCAAATAAAGACAATGGAGTTGATTTCTTATAGCAGCAGAAAAGAATTTTGAAAACCGGGTTAAAAAATACTTAGATGAATACGGTTGTTGGTGGCTCAAATACTGGGGCGGTGCAGCTTATGCAAAAAGTGGTGTTCCTGATTTACTGGTGAGTTCAGACGGTTGTTTCTTGGGTATTGAAGTCAAGGCAGACAATGGTGAACCGTCACTGATACAACTTTATCACTTAAGAAAAATAAGAGAATCCGGGGGATATGGTATTTTACTATTTCCAAAGGACTTTGAAAAGTTCAAAGCATTCAATGAACACAAAACAAAATCTAACGCTTGGTATCTTTCCAATATTGAAGAACAGAAGCGGTGGAAAATAAAGTTAGAAGAAAAGGAGATTTAACAATGACAAGAGAAAAACAGATTGAGTATTTCAAAGGTTGCCTGATGAAAACAGGTCGTGAGGGTATAGAAGATTTACTTGACTTCATCGAAGAACTTGGTTTTTATGATGCCCCTGCATCCGGTGGAAACCATTGCTGTAAAGATGGTGGACTGTTAGAGCATACAGTGAACGTCATGCAGTACGCTGAAAAGATCGGTCTTACACTGCTTGGAAGTGAAGCATATAACAAGATTCACAGCAGCGTGATCATTGCATCAGCTTTACACGATCTTGGTAAGTGCGGACGTTACGGAAGCCCTTATTATGTTGAAAACATGGTGCAGGACGGCAGACCAACCAAAAAAAATCCTGAACAGAAGTATAAGAGATCAGAAAGTAAACCATACAAGGTCAGTTCTGATTTGTGCCATATTGACCACCCTTTAAGATCGGTTGAACTGGCAGCACGTTACATTGATCTGACAGAGGAAGAAGAACACGCTATTTTCTATCATGACGGTGCTTATGGAAGTCTTGCGTATGATCTGAAAGGTCACGAAGAACCATTGCAGGTGATCATTCATTTTGCAGATTTTTGGTCAGCACAGTTTCTTGAAGTCGGAAAACTTGACAGATTCAATGATCATGTGAAACCGGAAGAAACAACCGATGAAGTAAAAGAGGAAGGTGAAAATAATGAAGAAGAATAAAAACAGTTATGAAGAAGTTCTTGAATCAGAAGTTGCAAAGCTGAAAGAAGAAAATAGACATCTGAAGGATGAGAATAAAGAACTGAAATATATGCTGAATGATATGCACAGTGTCGTTGATGCTGCAAATGATGACTTTTTCAGTGAAATGTCAAGATTGTGCGGTTGTATTGAAATCGAAGGTACAAGAATCACAGCAGCATATCAGGATTTAGTAGGAATCCTGTTGGCAAACGGTTATACAGTAGAGGTTACACCACTGCATAATAATACAAGATTACAGGTTGTTATCAAAGAAAGTGAGGATGAAATCAATGAGTAGTGCAAAGAAACACAAACAGAGAAGTCACAGAAGTTACAGAAACAATGTTGCAACCGCTGAACATTTTCAGAACAGACAGATTTTGAAAGTATCACAGCAGAAAGCAATGAAAGAGAAAAGCAATCTTTTCACTAAGTTAATGGGCTTATTCAAGAAAGGAGATAAATAAACATGGCACAGAAAGTTTTAATTATGGGTGAATCCGGTACAGGTAAAAGTACAAGCCTTAGAAATTGTGACCCGGCAACAACAGCGGTTATCAATCCAGTAGGTAAACCGTTACCGTTCAAGAACCACTTTGAAATGCTGAACAATGAAACAGATGCAAGAAAAATTGTGAAGTACATGAAAGAACAGTGTGCAGCAGGTAAGAAGCTGTTGGTGGTTGATGACTTCCAGTACATTCTTGCAGTACCGTACATGAATCGTATCAAAGAAACAGGGTGGGATAAGTACAATGATTTTGGTGCGAATTACTTTGAAATCATAGATTGTTGCAAAGACCTGCCTGATGATGTTGTAGTTGTTTATATGACCCATTTAGAAACTTTGGATAATGGTCTTACAACTGTTAAGCTGATTGGTAAACTGTTACGTGAGAAGATCACCATTGAAGGACTGTTTACCGTTGTACTTAGAACAGGTGTAAATGAAGCAAAGTATTACTTTTACACACAGAACAGCGGAAAAGATACCGTAAAATCACCGCTTGGAATGTTCACGGCATATGCTATTGACAATGATCTGAATTATGTTGTTGACAAGATCAGAAATTATTATGAACTTGGTGATTACAAATCAGATGATGAAATGAATGTTGCTGATCAGGCGGTTGCATCTGATCTTGAAAAACCGGATAGCAAAGGCAGAAGAACAAGAGGTAAAAAAGCTGAACCTGCAACACCAACTGATGCACCGGAAGGAAAGACTGGAAGAACACGCAAGAGCAGAGCAGAAGTTCAGGCAGAAAATGAACAAAAGATTGCTGATTACATGGATGAAGTTGACAAGGCTATTGACAAGGCTTTTCCGGGACAGGAAGAAGTACCGTTTAATGAAGCAATGGATGTTGCAGATAAAGTACCGAAACCGGATTTACAGAAACCACCAAGAAGAACACGTAAGGAAAGAAATGCTGAAAAGTCTGAACCTGTTCAGGACGGTACAACGAACACTGATTCTGAATCTGTCACACTGGAAGCAGATGCATATTTCTATGTTCCGGCTGATGATAACTATGTGATGAAGCATAAGGGTGATACGGTTGACCTGATTGTTGACGGTGTTGAGGTTATGAAGGTAATCACAAGAGAAGAATTTAACGCAGGAATCAAAAGACTTGCACAGGAAAACAACTCTGTACCTGCTGACGCACAGACCCCGGCTGAACCTTTAGACGGTGCTATGAACCCACCTGAACAGCACGTCAGAGGTCAAAGACGAAGAAGAACAAGATCATGATTGCATTAAATATTTTTCTTGCAGTCATGGCAGCATTCTTTGGATTCGGTTCAGTGGGTGACAGGATTCAGAAAAATAGGGATAATTATACAAAGGTTTGTATTGCTTGTATCATAGCAATTATAATCATAAATTTATTTTAAGAAAGGTTAAAATGGTGAAAAATTATGGCAGTAGATTTTAGTGCATTCGATGAACAGGTTGATCTTGGTGCATTACAGAAAGAGGTTCAGGAAGCAGACGATTCACAGTTTGATGATGTACCTGATGGAACTTATGAGGTAAGTTTTGACAAAATGGAGATCAAACCGACCAAGGCAAAAGACAAGCTGATGTTTTCAGTGCAGTGCAGTATCTTGGACGGTGATCAGAAGGGAAGAAAGATTTTCTTCAACCGTACAATTTCCGGTAACACTTCACCTAAATGGACTAACGGCATGGCAATCAAATCTGTTTGCACATGGCTTGATAAACTGGAAACAGACACAGTACCGGAGTTTGTCAACTACAGTGATTTTGCTGATTGTGTTCTTGATATTTTTCAGGAAGTACAGGGTAAGATTGGTGCAGAGGTTGTTTATAAGGCTAACAACTTCAATCCAATTACTATCAACGAAGCATTCGATATGTAAAAATTTTTAATTAAAAAGTAGATAAAATATCTACTTTGCAGTAAGATAACAGTTAAGGTGGTGTGTAAAAACGCACACCGCTTTTTCAAAAAGTGGGTGATTTAGTAAATGATATTCTACGATTTTGAGGTTTTTGAAAAGGATTGGCTTGCTGTATTCATTGATGTGACGAAGAAGAAAGAACACGTGATAATCAATAACCCCGATAAGCTAAAAGCCTTATATGAAGCAAATAGAAAAGATATATGGGTAGGATTTAACAACCGTCACTATGATCAGTACATCATGAAAGGTATTCTGCTTGGTATGAATCCTAAAAAGATCAATGACTGGATTATCGTTGACAATAAAGAAGGTTGGCAATATTCAAGAGCATTCAATAAATTACCCATGATCAACTATGATGTAATGCCAAGCAATGATGAAACCATGAAAACAGTCGGATTGAAAACAATGGAAGGTTTTCTTGGTTCAAATATTAAGGAAACAGATGTTGATTTCCGTATCAAAAGGAAACTGACACAGGAAGAAATAGAACAGACGGTTAAATACTGTAGGCATGACGTAGAACAGACAATCAAGGTATTTCTTGAAAAGGTCAGTGAGTTCAATGCAGTTCATGGAATTATACAGGCATTCCCAAAAGAAACTTCACTGTATGACATCGGAGATAGTGAAGCCCGGATAACAGCAAAGGTTCTTGGATGCTCAAAAACTCATTTTGGTGATGAATTTGATTTCTTTTTTCTTCCATGCCTGAAATTGAAAAAATACAAATATGTTCAGGAATGGTTTGCAGAGAAAAGAAGAGAAGCACTTGAAATTGGGTTACAGGATTTTGACAAAAAAGATAAAAAGACTTGGTATAAGTCACAGAACTTTGAAACGATTGTTGCAGGAATACCGCACACATTTGGTTTTGGTGGTCTGCATGGTGCATCTGATAAGCCAATACACCGGAAAGGTCAGATTCTTCATGTTGACGTAAATAACTATTACCCTTCAATGCTGATTGCATGGGGACTTGTGACAAGGGCAGCAACTAATAACAACTTCAAACTGGTGTATGACACAAGAAAAGCTATGAAGAAGAAACAGGTTGCAGCAGCTAAAGCCGGAAGAAAGGCAGAAGCAAAGCAATGGAAAAAAGCACAGTTGCCATATAAAAAGATGCTGAACGCACTTTCAGGGGCAATGAAAGATGAAACCAATGCTGCATACGATCCACGTAATAACAACTGTATGTGTATCAACGGTCAGTTGATGTTGCTTGATTTGATTGAGCATTTGGAAGTTGTGCCGGGGCTTGAACTGATTCAGTCAAATACTGATGGTCTGATCATTTGGATTCCTGACACTGATGAAGCCTTTGAAATGGTTGATGATATTTGTTGGGAGTGGGAACAGCGTTGTTCAACTGAACAGTGTTCAATCTTGCTTGAACTTGACAATATATCAGAAATCTATCAGAAGGACGTAAACAATTACCTTTGGATTGGTACTGATGGCGGTGTTGAAAGAATCGGTGCTTACGTCAAAGAACTTTCAGCTATTGACTATGATTTACCGATACTGAACAAAGCACTTGTTGACTACATGGTGAAAAAGATACCTGTTAAACAGACTATCAATCAGTGTAACGACTTGATCATGTTCCAAAAAATAGTGAAACTGTCAAACAACTATAACTGGGTAGAGCATGAACAGGGAACTGGTCAGATCATTAAGACAACAAAACACCGGGACGGTACACGAACAGAAGTGTGGTCATATCCTACCACACAGAAATATACCTATAAATCTTATCGTGTGTTTGCTTCCAATCGTGTTACAGACGGTAGGTTGTTAAGACGTAAGGTTGTAAAACCAAAGGGTGAAAAATTTGGAAACACACCTAATCACAGTTTCATTTATAACGATTCTGTAATTGGGGTTAAAGTACCACCTGAATTAGATAAGCAGTGGTACATAGATTTAGCAAGAAAAAGACTGAAACAATTTGGTATTGCAGCATAATACCGGGAAGGTGGGAACATGACAGACATTACAATCAAATATGATCATGGTCAGATGCTTATTCACTTAGATAATTTTTTATCTGATGGAAAAATTGCAAAGGTTAGAAAACTGTTGAAGCTGATCAGACAGAGTTACACACCGGAATGTGAAGAACAGATAAAAGAATATTTACAGTGTGTAATAGATAAAGACAAATTCCATAATAATCAGATGGCACTTGCAGGTAAGATTACCAATATTGAAAGCAATATTTATATTTTAGAAAAGCGGTTAAAAGCTGCAACACTTAATCGTAATGCATTTAAGAAGTCCACACCTATTCATAAAAATGAAGATTGGGAAAAGTGGAATGAACAGGTTAATGATTGCAAGGAATCATTGAAAGAATCAAAGAAACTTCTTACAGCAGTAAACCGAGAGTATAAGCAGAATGTCAAGAATAGGACATTTTACCAAAAAGTGATGCAAGAATTTAGTTAAAGGATGGTGAAACAGGATGTTGTACAAAGGGTACATAAAGACAAAAGGCAAGAAAGCTATTGAAGCATTCAAAGACCGAACAAAATACCGCACTTATGACGAAGTGAAGAATCTTGAAGGGTTTGGTGGTGTTCTTGCTGATGACACCATCCTGATAGATATTGACGATGCTGAACAGTCTGAAATTTTAATGAACATTGTGGAAGAGTATCAGCTTGATTGCCGGGTGTATTGTACAAGACGAGGCAGACACTTTTTATTTAAGAATCACAGCATTACAAGGAACAGGACACACGTACCGCTTGCGGTTGGTCTGACAGCAGATATAAAACTTGGTACACGTTCATCATACGAAGTAATAAAGATTGATGGTGAAGAACGATTTATTGAATGGGACATTGAAGAAGGTGGAACATATCAGGAAGTTCCAAAGTGGTTGTTCCCGGTTCGTGCAGCAGTTGACTTTCTTGATATGGATGCCGGGGACGGACGCAATCAGGCACTATTCAATTATATCCTGACACTTACATCAAATGATTTTAGTGTTGATGATACAAGAGAATGTATCAGGATTCTGAACAGGTTTGTTCTGAAAGAACCGTTATCTGATGATGAACTGGAAGTGATTCTTAGAGATGAAGCATTTCAAAAACCTGTATTCTTTTGTGATAAGACATTCCTGTTTGACCGTTTTGCAACATGGCTTAAGAACAATGAAAATGTGGTCAGCATCAGTAATCAGTTACATATCTATCAAGATGGGATTTATCAGGTTGGGTATAAGGCTATTGAAACAGCTATGATCAGTCAGATACCTAACCTGAAAAAGACACAGCGAAGAGAAGTATTAGAGTATATGGAACTTATAGCTGATGAAAAAACACAGGCAGATGCACGTTATATAGCATTCAGGAACGGTGTGTTGGATATTGTGACCGGACAGATGCAGTCATTCAGTCCTGATTTGGTTATTACCAATCAAATTCCTTGGGACTATAACCCGGAAGCCTATAGTGAACTGGCAGACGATACACTGAACAAATTAACTTGCGGTGATCAACCAAT